AAAAATCCTTCCCTTGCTAGCCGCCCTAATGACGGAAACCATACACGTTTTGTTGTTTGTTTTCAATGACTTAGAAGGCCCCTATTTAGGCCGTCGATAGCCCCGAAGGGGCGTACCTAAAGGTTTTCGTCCACATCTTGTGGACTCTGTCTTTTCTTAAATAAAAGACTTGTCCTATGGACACCTTAAACCGAGGCCCGAAGGGCCGAGGAAATTGTCGATAGTACACACAAGCTGACCTATTCTCCCTGCCCGTGTACCCCTCCCAGGCAAGGGCCACCCCACCCCCACTAGTGATATTATTACGCAGTCATGTGAAAAATTAAAAATCGAATAAAAACCACATTTATGTATATACATCAAAGAGATACCCTCTAGGGGGTTCCTGGCGGTATTATAAGGACTCCTAGAGGGCTATTCCTGACGGTATTTTAAGGTAACCTTAAGGGGGGGTATAGACCTCCCTTAAGGGGTTATTACTATTATACACCCCCTCAAAAATTTGTCAAGTAAAAAATGCACATATCGCAATCTTTTTTTTTTATTCGCAGAAAACTGCCTAATCCCAAGACCCTCTCAAGGGGTAAAATAAAGTCTTTTTAGGCATAATGTAACTTTTCTTACATCCACCCCAAAAACACCCCCAAACTAAGAAACTTTTTTCATCTTTTTTTCCGTAGTATTCCGCCATATTCCTTCCCTTTTAAAATATTCTGAAAAAAAAGACTTGACAAATTTTTGAGGGGGGTTATACTATAAGTTATAGGTTGTTAGTATATCAACGTTGCACACATACACTCAGTAACCCCGTTAGGCAATACGATACTCAGCCTATCCTTATTTCCCACATTCTACATCACGTTTATTCCCAAGGTCTTCTTTGGGAGTATTCTTAAGGATATTAAACTCTTTAGCTTAAGAAATCTAAATGCCACAAAAGAATTATAATCCAAATGCTGCCCCACGGTCCCCTGTTAGAGTGACCCTTCCTGATCTTAATTTGCTTAAGGGCTTACCCCTAAGAAAACTTAAGGACTTACGTATTGCTGTAGGCAGGGCAGGAGGTTTAAGTGATCCTGGATATAAAACAATAACAGCACTCATAAATACAAAAACCTCTCAGGGAGCTAAAAAATAATGTCACATATCAAGTCCTATTCTAAAGAGATAGATGGAAGTCATTTTCTATTTACTAAAGGTCCAAAAGGTAAAGAAATACAAATAGGAGGACCATATAAATCCTCTTCTGAAGCTACCTTTATGTCCAAGGATGCATCTAAAAATGTTGGAGAGGGTTCTATTGCAAAATATAAACAACACCTTAAAGCATTATATCATATGTCGCATGAGAGAAGGCCACAAATATCTAAAGCTTCTCCTCCCATTCCTAAGCATAAGCCTCCAAAGCCAGCCCCCCCTACTCCTAAGCATAAGCCTCCAAAGCCAAAAGGAAAAGGGCGCATAGACAATCCCAGTGAGGAGAATATCAAAAAAGTCAATAAGGTACTAGCAAAGAAACACAAAACACAAAACTTTAATAGCCTGACTCCAAAACAGATTGATTATGGCAATCAGTTATTAAATAATCCTGAAGAATTACAAAAGGCTTATAATGATACTGTAAAAGGCTACAATATAGGTGGTCTTATTTCTGGTGCCCTTGGAACTCCTCCGGGTGCTGCTCCAGTTCCTCAAGGAACCTCTCCAGGACAAGGAACCCCTAAGAAGGGACCATCCCCCGCCGCTGCCCAAGACGCATTATTGAAAAAGAAAGCTGATGAGAAAAAGAGAATAGACCTTGCAGGAAAGCCAGCCCCTCCAAAAATGGCTCGTAAGGGTGGGAAAATTTCTATGCGTGATGGAGGGTCTGTATCCAAGAACTACTCCAATACCTGTAAGACTGATCTTACAGTAGATGTTTAGCCTAATATCATGAGAAAGTTTTAAGATGGCTACTCCTAAAAAAGGCCGTAAACGTGATTACCCTGACGAGTATGCTAAGTATCACGGGACAAAAGAACAGAGAGCAAGACGGGTTGCTAGAGACTTGTCACGAAGAAAGCTCCAAATGAAGAAATGGGGTAGACTAAAGAAGGTAGGCGAAAAGGGATTAAACGGAGATGTCCATCATAAGGACCACAATCCTCGCAACAAGTCCTACTCAAATCTCGTTGTAACTTCTGTGCGTAAAAACAGATCAGATAACAAGAAGACAAGTGTACGGAGAAAAAGAGCATGACCTGTAAGAATTGTGAATGTGAAGAGTGCCCTGATGATTGTATCTGTGAAAGCTGCACACCGGAAGTCTGTGATTGTTTCAATACCATGCTACAGCCTCAAGATGACTTTGGGTATAAGAAGAAATTGAATGGCAGCTTTAGTGCCCCCCATTTTGTTGTTCTTGAACAAGACAGACTTCAATGAGTCTTTTACCTCAGACCCAGAGTAAGAAGAGGGAGCTAACTGAGCGTCAATCCGCCTTCCTAGATGCTCTTTTTGGCGATGCCCAAGGCAACCCAAGAATCGCTGGTGAACTTGCGGGTTACGCTCCCTCTTCTTTCCCTACTGTCATATCTTCCTTGAAGAATGAGATTATAGATCAGGCAGAGAATATCCTTGCGCTGCACTCCCCACAAGCTGCATTCCAACTCATCAGTGGTCTGGAAGCAGATGGCGGTACTCCGGGGATGAATACAAGAATGGATGCTGCGAAGGAAATCCTTAACCGTGTAGGCGTGGTTAAGAAAGAGAAGGTGGATATTAACATGCAATCATTGGGAGGTCTGTTTATCCTCCCTGCCAAGGTAGGGTAAGTAATGAGTATCGCTAGTGACACCCCGGAATCAAGGAAACGCAAAGCTAGAACAATCCCCTATGGATACAAATTAAATGAAGATGATTCGGATTACATCATAGGGGTTCCAGAAGAATTAGAGGCTATTGAGAAAGCCAAAGAATACATCGAAAGTTGCACATACAAGGAAGTTTCAGAGTGGCTGCACAGAAAGACAGGAAGGCCGATAACGACAATGGGGCTAAGGAAGGTTCTGAACCGGGAGTGGTAACTCCTCCTAAATCCAAGTCCCCGTCTGTTGGAAGGCCACGAAAAAGCACAAAGGGTAAAAGCCCCGCCTTAAGTATTAAGACAAAAGCCAAGAGATCGGTAAAGAGAAATCTCAAGGTTAAAAAAGATAATGTCGAAAAGGCGCGAGATAAGCTTGAATCCGCCAAGAAGTCTTATACTGGCGCAAAAGAGAATATAGCAAAATTCGATAATAGTGAATCCAATATTGTAACCCCGGATGATATTAGTAGGTTACCCCCAAGTGTTCAAGAATACGTTAAGGACCAGGATGTAATTTTCGTCCCGAACGATGGTCCACAAACAGACTTTCTTGCAGCAGGTGAAAGAGAAGTATTTTATGGGGGTGCTAGGGGTGGTGGCAAGTCTTATGCTATGCTTGTAGACCCATTGAGATATTGCCACAAACCAATGCACAGGGCATTACTTATACGAAGAACAATGCCAGAACTAAGGGACATGATCAACCATTCCCTGAAGTTATACTCAAAGGCATTCCCCGGTGCTAAGTGGAGGGAACAAGAGAAAGAGTGGAGGTTCCCTTCTGGTGCAAGAGTAGAGTTTGGTTACGCAGAGTCTTTGGGGGATGCGTTACGATATCAAGGGCAGTCATACACTTGGATCGGAATTGATGAGTTGCCCCAGTATCCATCCCCTGAAGTTTATAATTTTCTCCGCTCATCTCTCCGGTCAGTTGATCCTGAAATTCCTGTATATTTAAGAGCAACAGGAAATCCCGGTAATATAGGATCACACTGGGTTAAGGAAATGTTTGTTGATCCTGAAGACCCAGGAGAGCCATTTGAAGTAACTATTGAAACTCCTGTGGGTGTAAAGAGTATCTCACGGCGTTTCATTCCTGCCAAGCTACAAGATAATCCTTATCTGATGCAGACAGATGATTATCTTATCATGTTGGCATCATTACCGGAAATACAGCGTAGGCAATTCTTGGAAGGGGATTGGAATGCATTTGATTCAGCAGCATTCCCAGAGTTTAATAAAGATGTTCATGTCGTTGCTCCATTTGAGATACCCAATACTTGGGTCAGGTTTAGAACTTGCGATTGGGGCTATTCTTCTCCTGCATGTGTGTTATGGATTGCTGTAGATTATGACGATACCCTCTGGGTGTACCGGGAGTTATACGTAACCCGATTAACTGCCGATGATTTTGCTAATACGGTTCTTTCGATGGAAGAGGGTGAGTACATATCTTACGGAGTATTGGATTCTTCGACTTGGGCTAAACGAGGAGATATCGGTCCTTCGATTGCAGAATCAATGATACGGGAAGGCTGTAAATGGCGACCATCTGATCGTTCTCCTAAAAGTCGGGTTAGTGGCAAATTAGAAATTCACAAGAGATTATCTGTAAATTCTGAAACTAACGTCCCCGGAATGAAGGTGTTCTCTTCTTGCAGGAATCTTATTAGAACCCTCCCTGCGTTACCTCTGGATGATCGAAACCCGGAGGATGTTGATACTAAAGCAGAAGATCATGCTTACGATGCATTAAGGTATGGCTGTATGAGCCGCCCCATAGGGCCTTCGTACTATTCAGATATAAGCCGAAATGTTCGTCAAGTGTTTGTCCCTGGAAATGAAACATTCGGATATTAAAGGAACTCAAAAATGGCTAGACGATACATCGTAATTAAAAACTCCAAAACTGGCTCTACCTCCGTTGCTCTACCTGGAGACAAGCGGATAAACAGTGGGATGTGGAGTGAAGTATCTAAGCATACATCCCGTGATGCTGCAATGAAGGCAATGGCAAAAGCTGATCCAGTCAAAGCTAAAGTAGATGCCCTACTTAAACGTAAGCGTCAGGATCGTTCAGCATCAGCCTCACCTGCACCCAAGCGTGAAAGTGCAGCAGATAGGGCGCGGCGTGTTTCAGGTGCTAAAAATCTTGGTGTGCTTGAGGATGAATTGGAAAGGGAACAAAAAGGGCGTATTCATGGTGCTGATCTACGTGTTCCTGGTGCTGATGTAAATAAAAGAAAAGGTATTGGTGGCGCAGCACATAAGGATATTAAAGCTACAACTTCTGCTGAGAAAAGAGCGGCGGGGGATGCAATGGGCCTTATCACAGGCATTCCTCTTATTAAAGACGTAGCTAAAGGTATATCAACACTACCAGACATTGTTAATAGGAAGGTCCGTAACATAAAAATTAGACAGGATGAAGCTGATCAAAAAATGAATCCTAGAACTCCGGGGTCTACTACAGGAAAAAAAGAAAAATACATGGCTGAGGTAGATGCGAAAGAAGCAGAAAAACAAAAAAGAGAAGCAGAAAAACAAAAAAGACTTGCGAGACGCCGCGATCTTCAGAAAAGGCTTCAAGGGAAAGCTCCTCCTTCAGTCGGAGATCGGCAAGGTCCAGGTATG